TTTTGTAGTATTCCATTCCAGTTCTGGCAATGGGCGGGAGAAAGTCTGTAATGACGATGCCGTACGCAACCCAGACGATAATGCCAAGCAGACCGATCCGGGAACCGAAGACCAGCCATGCAATGAGCGCCGGAAAGGAGAAAATGAGACAGCAAGCCCATATGGGCAGTGACGTTGCAAAAGCCATCGTGTCTGAACCGGTCCAGAAAATAGTGACGACGATGACCCACAGGCACAGAGAGACGCCACCCAGCGCTATTCCCAAGTGGTTGACTCCGGATAGCGTTGGCAGAGGTTCTGCCAGATGTTTGCGTCTTCTGAGCCGATGCACTGTGGTGACAGATTAGAAGCCCATGCCGGGAGGGAGACCCAAGCCTCCTGTCAGCTTTTTCATTTCCGCCGCGGCTGTTTCCTTACCCTTGGCAATAGCTGCATTGATGGTTTGAAGGAGAAGCTCCTGGAGAAATTCTGAATCAGACGGGTCAATGATGGAAGGATCAATGACCAGTTCCGTGAGGTTGCCGTCACAGGTGGCGGTAACTTTCAATTTTCCTCCAGCTCCTTCCGTTGTAACGGTTTGGGAGGCGAGTTTTTCTTGGACGGCCGCAAGCCCTGTCTGCATCTGCTGGACCTGCTTCATCATTTTCATTATGTTCATGGTCGTTGTGTCTGGATGGATGAGTTGACTATTGGGAAATGATACGAGCCCGGAAAATCTCCATAGCGGCATCAATCAGCGGATCCGTGTAGTAAGAGTTATCTTCATTTTCCTCTTTGGAAGCTTCCTGGACAGGCTCTGCGGTTTTTTTCTGCGGGGTATGAGGTTTAGGTGCAGGAATGGTGGATGCGGAAGGAGGTGGTGCAGGCAGAGGAGCCAGTTCTTCCTGCACGGGTTCGGGAATGGAGAAATCCTGACGGATAGAAATAGTAACAGAGGTTCCAATATATTGGGAAAGAGCGGCTTCCAAAGCTGTTCGCAGAGGGCCGACTCCAAGACTGTCCATCCCCTGACGGTCAGAAGGATGAAAAGAAATGGCGACTGCTACGCCATCATAACCGGAAAAAACGCTGTTGGCTAGAAAGTCCGCTTGAAGAGGGAATTTGGCGGACATTTGTTCCAACACCGTTTTCCAGTCTTCTTCCGTGATAGTTCTTCCTGATTGTTGGGACAGAACTGCCGGTTCCTCTTTTTCTACGGGTGCCTGGGTTCGGGATGATGAGCTTGGAGTATCGAATAGATTGTCAAAGAAACTGTTAGTTCGTCTTTCCAGAGGAAGATTTTCCTCTGGATCCATAAAAGTAGGCTCTGGAGAATCCGTAGGAAATTTCGACACATCGGAGGCATCGGAGTCTGGATGCCGGGTGATTTCTTCGGAGGCAGGTACGGTTTTTGTCCGCAATTTAGTGGCGGAGTAGGGAAATTCTTCCTCTGCAATGGCAAGAGAGGGGGGGGCTGCAGCGGGTGTAAGAGTTTCCTGTTGTGGTTCGGCTTCCTGCGTAGGATGGGGAGAAGCTTGAGCGTCAGTGCTCTGAATTTTCTGTACTGCGGGAGATGAGGCAGGGGAGGACACAGAAAAATCTGGAATCGGATCCATCAAATGTTGTTCTGTAGCTGGGGTTGGTTTTGTTGCAGCAACAGGAGACTGGATGTTTGGCCGGGGGGCCGGAGTGGGAGCCGTGGCGGAGGAAATAAATGTACTTGGTTCCTGCTGTGAAGCAGGATCTGAAGAAGAGGCCGGTGCCGCAGTGGCTAGCGGAGCACCTTCCAACGCCATGATAATATCGCTGATGCTGGCCTCAGCCAGAGTATGAACGGCTTTAATCAGGCCCATTTCCAGATGAAGCCTTTTATTGGAGGACCAGCGCATTTTATCTTCCGTTTCCGCCAGAACTTCCACCAAACGCAGGATTTTGTCCGTATGGGTGCGTTTGACCAATTCGGCGAGTTCCTCCTTGGAGGATTCCGGGAGAGAATCAAAGCTGGCTTCTGGATCTACTTTAGAGACCAGAATTTCACGCACGGCGGAGATAATTTCGGAAAGAAACTGGCTCATGTCTCTTCCTGCTTCCGCCTGTTCATGCAGAAGATGCAGGAGAGAGGGAAGTTCCTTGTTCAAAATAAGCGCCAGAGCATGGGCCACGGTCTCCCGGGAAGTAATGCCGAAAATGTGGAGTACCTGCTGTTCTTCAATATGATCTCCACAGAAGGAAACAAGCTGGTCCAGCATGGATTGTGCATCCCTCATACCTCCATCCGCCACTTTGGCGACAGCAAAGGCTGCTTCCCTGCTCAGACTTACTCCCTCTGCAGAAGCAATATGGAGCAGGTGTTCTGCAATGATTTCAGAAGGGATGGGGCGCAGGTCGAAGCGCTGGCATCGCGATAGAATGGTTGGCAGTATTTTGTGGGGTTCCGTGGTTGCGAAAATAAATTTGACATGAGGTGGCGGTTCTTCCAGCGTTTTGAGCAGGGCGTTGAAGGATTCCTTAGTGAGCATGTGCACTTCATCTATATAGACGATACGGAAATTTCCTCTGCTCGGAGCGAACCGTACGTTGTCCCTGAGATCCCGGATGTGATCAATGCCGCGGTTGGATGCTCCGTCTATTTCAAGAACATCCAGGCTCCGGCCTTCCGCAATTTCTTCACATATATCTTCATGCGGGTCAAAATCCACTTTGGGGCCACCGCTGCAGTTTAGAGCTTTCGCAAATATTCTTGCGGTTGATGTCTTTCCCGTTCCACGGGGACCTACAAAGAGATAGGCATGGGCGAGACGGTTGTGCTCAATGGCGTTTTTCAACGTCCGGACAACATGATCCTGTCCAAGGACGTCATCGAATGTCAGAGGACGGTATTTTCTGGCAAAGACCTGGTAACTCACGGTTCAGAAAGACTAGAAGATGAGTTCCCGTTTGAAAAGAAAATAGAGAGTAATTGTTTTAAAATGTTGATAAAACGGTTCTTGCACACTCCCGCTACGGAGCTTGCCTGAAAAAAATATCAAGAAAACAATGAGGATGTCATTTTGATATTGAAATCTGAAAATGTTCATGCCAATCTCACAAAAGTAACAGGAACCTTCTCATCTCTATAATTTCCTATGTGGGTCAAAGTATCAATAGCAGCCTTGGTCATTGCTCTTCTCGGAGGAGCCATGTATTATCTTGATAACGAGGAAGCTCTAACCAAGGAGCGTAGGGAATGTGCTTCCCGCTACAAGAACCTGAACGGCCTTCGTGGCGAATTTACGGAAGAAAAGACGAAATATGTCGATTTCCTGGTGAAGAATGAGGCTCTGACGAATGACATCAATGCTTTAACCAAGGAAAAGGATGAACTGGAAGTAAAGAATCAGGAATTGGCCTCAGCCAATGAGGCCAAGAAATCTGACCTTCAAACGCAGCAAACCGCTTTGGCGGAATTGCAATCCAAGAGCAAGGATATGGAAAGTATCCAAGCCATTGCTGACAGAATCAAGGGGCTGGAAGAAGAGTCCAAGCAGTTGGAAGTGGTTAAGCAGGCGGAACAGGGAAAACATGATGCCATCGTTGCTGAAACCGAACAGCTTGTTGTGAATAATGCCGCTCTTCGTCAGCTCAAGGCCGACCAGGATGCCCGCCTTTCTCCGCCCAACCTGAAAACGAGGGTTTCCCAGGTGATTCATGATTTTAATGTAGTTGTGATTGACGGAGGAGCCGCCGATCTGGGCGTGGTGCCCGGTTCCAAGTTGGCCGTCATGAGGGACGGCAACAAAATTGCCGAGCTTGACGTAAACGCTGTTGAATCCCGTGTTTCCACGGCCACTATTCTACCAAGTACGGTAACCGCCGGCGAACGTGTTGAAGCCGGAGACGTCGTTGTATCTGTTCGTCCCTAGCATTTTTCCGGTTCAATACACTCCATACACTCTCACATACATACACAATGAAAACTGTCTTAGTAGTTTTATTGATTCTTGCAGCAGGGGCGGGCGCCTGGTTCTCCGGTCTTAGCGGCCTTTTCGGTATTAATGGCCAGTACCAGGATTTTAAAGAAATGATTTCGTATCGTAAGACCTTGGACAAGGAAATACGTACTTGGACAAGCTTGCGCAACGACATGATTAAGAATCGTGGCTTGGCAGCGGAAGAAAATCTTAGTCTGATTTCCAACAAGGCTTCCGTGACGCAGCAGCGTGATGAACAGCTTTCCAAGGAAGCGGAGTTGAAGGAAGAAGAAGTGCAGTTGAATGCGGACTTGTCCAAAATCAATAAACAGATTGAGGAATTAAAGAGCAAGTTGCAAGATTTCGGTGTTTCCAGCGTACAGGAAATCCAGGAGAAGATGGAATCTTTGGAAGCTTCCAATAAGAAGCTCCAGGAAGATATTGACCAGATTAAAAGTGCTACGGAAGTGGCTTCCAAGAGACGGGCAGAACAAGCTTCTGAGCTGGCTAGCCGCCAGAAGGAGCAAGCTGAATACCGAGCTGCTCTTGCCAAAAATGGGGAAGAGTATCCCGTTCTATCCGTGGATCCGCAGTGGGGTTTTGTTGTGATTGGGGCCGGACAGGGCAGTAGTATTGATCCAAATACGGTTCTTCTTGTTACCCGTGAAGGTCGCAGCATTGGTAAATTAAAGGTAACTTCCCTGGAGAAAAATCAGACGGTAGCTGACATTATTAAAGACAGCGTACCGTCTGGTATGAGTATTCAACCCGGCGATAGAGTACAACTCCTGCGTCCCCGTCAGTCCGCCAAATAAAGGTTTGCCACGTATTTTCCTTGAACCCCGTTGTGTCGTCCGGCATAATGGGGTTCAACTTTTTAAAAGGAAATGATGAAACGATTTGCAATCTCCTTTTTGTTTGTGTCTTTTTCTATTCTTCTGGTCTCTTCCTGTTCCTGGTTGATGGAACCGCAGGAGAGGGAGCGTGTGCCGCAGCCGCCTCCCGGTCCGGAAAAGAGTGCGCTTCCTCATAATAAGACCCAAAGATTTGAGGCGGAAGCAACGCTCGGCCCGTTGGCCTCGCCGAGACGTTAACGGCATCCGAATGACGCTGGACGGTGATTCTGTTCTTTACAGTATCCGACAAACCGGATACAACCGCCTCCGGTTTCCAAGTGGAGAGATGGCTGAGCTGGTCTAAGGCACTCGACTCGAAATCGAACGTGGGCTTTAAAACCCACCGTGGGTTCGAATCCCACTCTCTCCGCCAAAAGTTTCTGTAAGAAAACCTACGTAAACCTTGATAACGTAGGGGATTATGAATAAGGTTCACGTAGGTTTTCTTACGTGAACCTTATTACAAAACCATTACAGAAGATATTACAGGTATGAATAAGCCTTTTTACAAGGGGCGTCTGTCCATCAACAAGGAAAAATCCTCCCCCTACTGGATGGTGACATTTCAGGGGCCGGACGGCAAGATGAAGCGCCGTTCCACGAAAGTTCCTGTGAATGGCGGAGAATTTGAAGGAGACCGCATCACGGCTAAACTGGCGGAACGTATCGCCTACCAGCGAGGCGTGCAGATAGCCTGCGCGGAGGCGGAAAACCATCAATCATACAACAACACCTCCGTGCGTGCCTGGTGTGATGGATTTGTAGGGCGCAAGGCAGCTCTTGTCTCCGAGCAGACGGCCTACAACGCCAGAACCGCCTGCAAGCATTTTTACGAGTATCTGGGAGCGCGGGCGAACGCCCCGCTTCGCCTGATCACCAAAGCGGACATCAAAGGCTTTGTGGCGGCTCGCCGCGAACTGGTGCGGCAGAAGACTGTATACAAGGATATGTCCGTTCTATCCCAGGCATTCGCGGACGCCGTGGATTCGGAAGTAATTGACCGCAACCCGTGCGCCGGCGTTTCCATTCCCCCGGACCGCGCGGGCGAGAAGCTGCACAAGGAAGCGTTCACCATGGACGAAATCCGCTACATGATTGAGCATTTCCCGCCCCTGTGGAGTTCTGCGGTCCGCTGCTCGTTTGAAACCTTCGGGCAGAGGCTGGGGGACATTCTGCGCCTCAACTGGAATCAGTTTGACTGGGAGCGCCGCGTCGTTCGCTTTGAAACGGGCAAGACGGGGCGCTGGATGGACCAGCCCATGAGGGAGGGCTTTTACCAATGGGCCCTTGCCCGCTGGAAGGAAGCGGGGGAACCGGCGGACGCATTGCTTCACGCGCCCCTGCTGGCTTTGGGGGATGGAGCTTCCGCCCAGTTCGGCTTTCTATTGCGCACCCATGGTATCGGCGTGGTGCATGGAGCGGCCGGCGGCCGCAGACGGAGGATGAACAGCAAGTCATTCCACAGCATCAGGGCGACGGCCGCCACGTTGTTGCAGGCATCAGGCGTATCGCAGGGGCTGGCCATGGAGCTGGTGGGGCATGATTCTTCCGCCGTGCATAGCGTGTACATCCGCCCCTCCGCAGAACAGCTGCGGTCCGCTGCGGAATCCCTGCCGGAACTTCTGCCTTAAAAAAGCCCTGCTCCTAAAAAGGAAACAGGGCTTGCTGGAAAAGCAATATCTGCTTACGCGCCCATCAGCCGCATATACTTGGCCCTCACCTCGGCAAAGCGCGGATGGTCGCAATCGTGGAACGCCGAATAATCCGGATGTTCCGGATCGTGCATCATGCGCTGGGCTTCACCGCGGGCCTGCTGTTCCTGCCGTCCGGGGGGCGCCGGAAGAGCCGGTTCGTCCAGAATCCGGCCTACTGCATCCAGAATCCTGTACATGGCCGGATGATCGGCAATGCCCATCTCATTAAACACGCTCTGGTCGATACCGGCCATACGGCACAACCTCCCAGCCATTTGAACGGCGCGCATCTGGCGGGCGTCGCTGTCCCGTCCCCACTCTCCATCCAGCTGTTTCCATGCCTCTTCCATAGCGGCATTCTGCGCTTGCTGCTGTTCGGCCGCTTTGGCCGCCAGACGCGCATCCATATCCTTAATAAACGCGGAAAGCCCTGCGACAGGAAGCCCGTGGGCCTTGCCGGTCTCGGTCAGCAAATGCTGCAGCGTCTCGTCGCCGGAAAACGTATCATCGAACGTCAACACGTAATCCCCCTGGGAAGGCGGGTCTCCCTGCGGAGAACCCGGATCCGAGGGGGGAGGGATGGCCGGCTGCTCATCGTTCGCCGGAGTTGGCTCCGGTGCAGGATTAGCCAGGCTGGGACGTCCGGAAGAGGAAGGAGGAGCGGAACCACCACCGTTACCTCCTCCATTCTCCGGGGCCTCTTCAAAAAGAAATCGGTTATGGTACAACTTAAATAAAATCATGGTATTTCTTCTATAGTCTCTTCTTCTGGTTTGTAATGATTGCCAATAACCGCTTCGATGAACAAAACCACCTCGCGGTAGGCGTCTCGACGCATAGCGTCAAGGGGGTCGTAAGAACCTGCCTTCCCCTGGAAACAGGGAAGATCGGTCTGGAAATGCCTCTTCAGCTCCGCCAGAACTTCCGGATTCCTGAATGCTTCCCGGAAAATCCTTCTGCGGCGCTTCATGCACTGTTCGTACTCATTTATGGGATCCGTCTTCATGTCGTTTGTAAAGCCTGCTGGGCCTGGGCATTATTCCTGTTAGCCACGGAGGACTGTTCGGCAAGGGCTGCCTGCATGGCCGCTTCCTGCTGATTCCTCCTTTCAGTCTCCTTCTTCTTCACCTCATCCTCCGAAGCCTTGCACTCCATCGGGGCACCCTTGGAATCGTAAATCAATTCCCCGGCCTTATTGAGATTCACAATATCCAGCAGCTCCGGCCGGCCGGTCATCTGGGACAAAGTGCCGATAGACTCAAGAGCCGTCATCAAGCCGTCCGTCTGTGTACGTGCAATCGCCTGGGCGATCTTCCCCATGAACTGAACCTGGGGGACGGCCAGGCGTGTAGGAGCGCCCCGCCGGTTGACCTCAAACACGCCCTGAACCGGCTCCGGAAGCTTCCCGGCACGGTACAACAGGGCCATAATACGCTGGCACATCACCCTGAAATCGCTCACGAACAACGTGAAAGAAGGCGTAAAGCCAAGCACCTTCTCGGCTTCCCTGGCAGCCACCTCCGTGGCCGTCATCTGGCGGTCGATTCGGGAAACGGTTTCCAGCATGGGAACGTAGAAAGCCTCTTCAATCTTGGCGTACAGCCCTCGCAGGTATTCCAGCCCAATATCATACTGCCCTTGTGTGCCCCATTCGCGCGGCAAGCCGAGTTCCGCCGCTTCCGGAGAAATGACGGTTTGGCCGCCGGCGCGTAAATCCACCTCCCCATACTGCTTTGCCAGCAGGAAAAGCCTCGGATAAGCCTTTGTCTGCCCCAGCGTGTAAAGAATCTTCTCCATGTCGATAGCCATGCGGATCGTGCGCCGCGCGAACCACGCCGGCCCCACCCCGTAGGGACTATCGCCCCAGCGCAGAAAGCGCGTCACCAGGAACGGAAATTCGAAAAAACCGCTCTCAAACACAATCTTCTTATCGTCCAACGAAATAATGACGTCCTTCCACGGCCTCTTGTCAGGCGGCAGATGGTCGGACAACAGCTTGCCTTTCGGGTTGGGCAGGACGCATTGCACAAACTCGAAAGAATCCGTGTATCGTCGCTTGGCATCCTTGAGCGCTCTCCTTACCTTGGGGCCCAGGGCATCCTCCTGCCACTTCTGCGCAGCCTGGTGAGCCGTCAGCCGGAACCAGCGCACCAGCGTATCAACATCACCTGACTCCGATTCCGCGATAGCGTAAGTGCCTGTGGGAATGTGCCGGAAAATCAGCTTCCTGTTAAGGTTCATCTCGGCAAACATGCAGCCGGTTCCGGTCAAACAGCGATCAAGGTAAACCTCATGAATCACTGAATAAAAATTGGAAACGGCAAGTTCCCGCTCCATCACCTCCGTAACCTTGCTATACCAATCATTCAGAGCCTGATTCCCATCCTTATTAAAACCTACCGGGCGCAAGGTAAACCAGCGCCTGTCCAAAGGTGTGATATAAGTTAAATGGGCGGATGCCAGTTTCTTCAAGCTGTTATTGGCGACGTCGCTATGCTCCAAGCCGCCGCCGTTATCAGGTACGCGGTCGGGATAGGCGTTGCCCGTAGCCCTGGGCATGATAATACGGCGCATTTCATCCCAGCCGCCTTCAAAAGCAGCACGTTCCGTGCGCAGATTATCTGCCAGGGCAATGTAATCGCGTGCCTCCATGGCTGCTATCCCAAGGTTTTGCGCAACGTGGACAAACCGCCGGACAAATTCGGATTATTCACCGTATCGGACAGCTTCAACCTGCGCTTGCTTTTGGTCTGAACATCCTCCGAAGCATCGGAAACAGACTTCTCCGTTGCCGTCGGATTCAGCGGCTCTTCTACTACCGGCGGAGCCGGAGCCTGTGTCACTTTAGGTTTGAAAATAGATCCCATAACAACTAATGGTAAACAACTAAACAAGCTCCTGCGCCACGCTGAACGCATCGTCGCAGCGGTTCAGCCAGCCCTTCCCGAAGGTCGGAAACTGCCTGCACGAGCGGTAAAACGCCTGACGCTTCTCCTGCAGGGCGATAAGGAACACCGCTTCACCCGTGGCGGCCAGCTGGTCCTGTAGTTCCTGCCGGGTCTTGGGGCCGACAATCCCGTCCACCACAAGCCCGGCGCCGTGAATGTTCAGCGCGCGCTGCAAAATCTTCCCGGTATTCCTGCTCCCGGAATTGAAATAATGGTCACGCAACATAAACTCCGTGGCCGGAAAAGCGTCGGAACCCAGCCAGGAACGCACGGCGGCGGTATTATCCAGGACGTACTGGAGACAACCTTCCCAGGCCTCTTCACGTCTTCCGGCATCCAGCAGGGCCTTCAACCTGTTAAACACGTCCGGTTCAATACCGTCGCAAATGCCGCAAATCTCCCACTTGCCGCCCTTGTCGGCGGCGGGAAGGCGGGAAACGCGCAGGGAATCCGGCCCGGTGACGAGGCTGTCTTCAAAGCGGAGGATGGCCGCAGCCATCTTTCTTTCTATAGTATTCATTCGTTCAGATTGTCGATAAGTTGCACAAGCCGCTTGCCTTCCACGGTGTAGCAATGGCACCTGGCATGCAAATGCCACTCATTAAATTGAGCCAGGAAAAAAGCGGCGTCTCTTTCGGTAAGAAAAATTTTCATCCACTGCTCCTTTCCGGGTTCGTCCACAATGAGTATGTACAGGGTAGGCATGCGGAAACTATTGATTATTAACTAAAGGGAACTTGTAAGAAAAACTTTACAGTTGGAATTAATCTCGCTGTTTAAGCTGTTGCTGGTGGTAATTCTCCAAATGCTGGAGACGGGTATCCATCGTCCGCAGGATCTCCGCCGTATGGGCCGCATTGGTAGCCTGTTCTTTCACCACCTCGCGGAAATCCAGGTAGATGAACACGGCTATCACAAAACCGCCGAAAGTGACGATCTCACGCGTATAATCGCGGATCACTCCCAGATATTCCTTGAGGGGTTTGCACATGGTCTTATTTCTTGGAAGGTACGATCTGAACAACGGGAGGAACGTCCGTAACAGGCTGGGCCTGGGAATAGGAAATATGCCCCTGCTCAATGACGAGGCAGGAGCCGTCTTTGCATACCTCGGCGCGGCTCGGCGTCACGTCCACGGAATGACCGCAGCCGGGTTGTGTCAGAATCCCCGCGGCAACCAGGGCCCCAATCACAGCTCCGGCGATGACTTTTGCCCAACTCTCTTTGATACCCCAACCGGTCAGGAGACCAGTCAGCCAACTCACTTTTTCTTTATTCGTGCTCATATTATTTAGTAGTGAAATGCTTGAAAAACTCCACGGCGGCGGGATCGGTAATGACGAACTCCGGGTAATCACGGGAAGTGAACACCCTGCGCCCGCCCTGCGGATTGACGGCCTCAACGGTCAGTTCCACGGCAAAAACGTATTCGCTACGATCATTCGCTACATCATACGTCATAGTAATACCTAACCGCGCCCACACCTGCACCGCCTGCCACGGTTCCGCCAGTTCAACCAGAGCGGACACTACCGCCTGCATGGCCAGGGCCTGATCCGCTGGAATTTCGTCCTGCGTATAGCGGTCTATGCGGGTGTACCCTTCCGCGTCCTGATAGACAGCTGTCAGAGTGAATTCCTGCCATGTTCCAGGCTTCGGAAACTGAATTTGTATTTCTGCGTCGTTCATCATTAGAGAGGTATGTTAATGTCCACAAAATCCGCCGTTTCTTCGGATTCAATATCGTTTCTTGCCAATGCTTCCAGCGCGTAATAAACGGGATTGATGTTGCCGGGCTGGTAGAGGGTGCGCACCGCAGACCCCACCTGCATGTACACATCCCCGCTCGCGTTCCCCGGCAAATCAGTAACTATCGAACTAATCCCTACGCCCGTTTCAAAGGCATTAACGCCGCGCACCGCCGCAATTTTATGCAGCTGCACCGTCTGCCCTCCGCCCGTCAGCAAATAGAGGCTGCCGTACGAAATATATTCGCTCTCGAATTTGTACTGGGTTCGTTGATGATAGATAATTTTATTAACGATTGAAGGTATAGGCTCGTTATGGGAGGCCGGAATAAAGCTGGTTGTGGTTTTCACTTTCCAGCCATCTGCGGCTGTCAGCGCGTAAATCTCACGCACTCGCACCGTATAGCCGTTGCGCTGTGTGTCTCTGATATTATCAAAGGTAATGTCCAGAATTTCGCCGCTGTTGTGGGCCAGATTGTTACCGGGGATGACGCTGTAAGAATCCAGCGTTAAATCAGATCTTGTCGTTTTGCTGCCTCGTCCGATGCCTATGGTAATTTTGCCTGCGCCGAGTATGCGCCACGGAATGGAGAATCCCGCAAAGTTGGAATAATTATGTTGACCGTTAGGCCCTGTGAAGGGAAAGACAATCGTGCTGTGAGTCCCGGCAGGCACTCTAACCTGCGCATACTGGCCGGGAATGAAAGCGGTAGTTGCCGCCGTCCCTGTCGCCGTAATGCTGCCCGTGTTGAGGTAGGCGTGCTGGGAAAAAATGTCCGTCACTCCGGCCAAGCCTGCGGCATGCAGGCGATTGACCGCTGACGTATCCGTCGGCGCGCCCACAGCCAGCGGGATGTTGACGCCGCCGTTGGCGTTAATAGCCCCCGCCGCCGTAAGACCTCCGGCCAGCGTCATGTTGCCGGATGCGTCCACCTGCGGCATGGCCTCAAGGGCCTGCTGGGCCGCCGTCGCGGCGTTGGCTGCGCTGGTGGCAGAAGTTGCGGCATTATCGGCAGCCGTATTGATACGCCTCTCCGCCTGGTCAATGTCATCTTTGGCGGTTTCGGCGCGCTGGACAAGTGGTGTAACCGCTCCCACCGCTTCCGTCTGTGCTGTCTGGACGGCTTGAACAGCGGTACTTTGCGCGCTGGCTATATTCTGCTGCGCGGTCTGTGAGGCACGACCTACGGCAAGCACGGCCGCCGCTTGCTTGTCCTGAATGGCAGTAACAGCCTCATTCCTGGCTTCAATAATCTTCTTCTCCCCGTCGCTGACCGTTTCCGGCCAGGTGGTAGCCAACGACTCCACATCCGTTTTCGCGTCATTGGCACTCTTAGCGTCACGGGCTGCGTTAGCTGCGGATGTGCCGGCAGCGGACGCGGAATCGGCGGCAGCCCTTTTAGAGGCCCAGGCAGACCCTGCATAGCCTTCCGCCTCTTCGGCCCGTCCTGCAGCGGTGGCTGCCGCGTCTGTTGCCGTCTTGGCTGCCTGGCTCGCCGTTTCCGCATTGGTGGAGGATGTGTTGGCATTCTGTTGCGCCTGTTGGGCCGCGATAATGGAGGCCGTGTTGGACAGCCACTGGGCCTTGATCGTCTTACTTGCCTCAATAGGTATCGTAATACCCATTACGGGAATATCGTACACCGTGGACGACTCAATAGGAGCCACGGAATCCACGGCTCCAATATAACCGGAAAACAGCCTCAAATCCTCTCCGGACTCGTCTTGTGCGTGGACGGCATATGGCCAGCGTCCAACAGGCAGGGCAGGGATAGTAAGCGCCAAACAATGCTCTTGCTCGCCGTGTTCAATCGCAATAGGCAGATCTCCCTGTTCCGTTTTCACCACACCTGTGAAAGAAACTCCTGTTACCGGGAACGGAGATTGCGTCACATCCTCGAACAAAAGCCAGCCTATGCGCTTGGCATAGCCTGCCGTCGTGGACAAATGGCGTGTCATTCCCAGGAAATTTAACATGGCTCAATCATGAGCCACAAAACACGGGAAATGCAAGTTGGCGAGAATCAATGTTTTTATCCCTGCTTCACGGGAGGATCAAAAGGCAGGGAGGACAGGATAGCCATAAACTTCTCGCCCGCATCCACTTCCATCTTCTGCGGAGTGTATGCGCCATCCATCTTGTTAAGCTCGGCAATAGCGGCAATTTTTGAGGGCATCTTAAATTTCGCTCCGGTTTCGTCCATGGAAACCTCCTGGCAGAGATCGGATGCGCTATCAACATTGCCGATGGGAGTCGTCACCACGCGGGACAGCCATTCCATGCGCTGCTGCCTGGTCAGCACGGCTGATTTGTTCAGCTGGGCGTTTAATTCGTCAATCATTCGCAAAACTTCATCATCTTTGGACAAACGGGAAGCTGCCTTACTGGCTGCATCGTTACTCATGTCCTTGCGATTGTATGCCTTACGATAGGCGTCCGCTTTGGACAACTTCTCCGCGACCAGAAGCCTCGCAAACTCCTTCTTCTTCTCGGTCACTTTGGTTTTGTTATCCTTCCTTCTCATATCAATATTTTACCCTCCTGGTTTTCAGCGCGTCAATTTGGTGAGAATCAATACTTCTTGCCGGATGAATCAACCTGTTGACTTTGAGTATTCAAAGCTTTCTAAAAAATCACGTCCCTGCCTGCTGATATAAAACACGCAAGGCCGTGTGCCGGTTCTGATCACGTCGCCGGACTGTACCAGGTAATCCAACCGGTGAGACACATTACTGGGATCCAAATGGCAACGGGTGGCAATCTCCCGCGACATCCTGCCCGGATGGTCTCGGATTTCCATCAGAATAAGCAGCTGCGACGGACTCACCTTCCGGTGTATAATGTTCCTCAATAGATTCTTATATTCCTGCTTCATTCGTCACCTCCTATTCCCATTTCCTCCCGTAGAGATGCAATTTCTGCTGCGGCGTCCACGACGTCCACA